CATCAATGTGTGCAGTAACATCCATTTCTGCATTATCAAGTTGTTCAATAACATTATTTTTAAGATTTTGTATTTTTAGTACTAAATCAAAAAGCAAAGGAAAATACTTGCTTTCTGGCATTGCAAGGATCTTTGCTTGCTTGTTAGGGCTTACTTTACTATTTTTCAACCAATCATTAAACCCAGTTGTAAGTTCATTCCAACGCCCTGCACGACTCATTTGGTTTACATAAGTGTAGATAATATTTGGAATATCACTTAATCCTGGCTTGGCTGACAACAATGAGTCAATTGCATTTGCATTTTTCTTAACCACAGATTTAAGATTGTTAACACTGCTTATATCTATTTTTGGAGGTTGCTGTGCTAATACTGGCGGCATAACAAACAGATTACCCTCACTTAGTGATTTTGGATCTGCTTGTGTTACGTTGCCATTTAAATCTGTATGAGTATGAATAACAACACCAGCTGTACTGCGAGCAATACGTTTGCCGATATTGCTGTCTGTTTTGACTGAATATGTAACTTTATTAGGCTTAAAAACAAAGTGTCCGTTATCTACCGCTGGTTGTGATTTATATAATAAATCCCCATGTATAAAACCAGAAAAGCCAGATGGTGTTGCACTTTCAAATGCATCCCAAACATTGGCCATTGCTTGTGCATACGCACGCCTGTTATCGTCTACTTCTTTGCCTCGGTTTAAAATCATACTTTGTAATGCATCAGCTGACTTAACACGGCCGTCATATGACTTGCTGCCAAATCCTGCAATATCTGTTAAAATAAAATCGCCATTGGCATCTCTGCCGAATATTACTGCAGGAGTACCATCCCATTTAATACTAACATCACTGACATCACTACCAAAACGCTCAAGTATACTTAATGCTTCCATAGCACCAGCAGAGCCTTCAATGAAAGCAAGGTCTTCCAAGTGTTGTAGATTACGTCCTACCTTAGATTCAGTGAGTATTTCTCTTGCTCGCATTAGTCAAGTTCTTTCCAATTTGGATCACTTCTTAAGTCAGCTAGCATCGCTTCACCTGCTTCTTTGCCCAACGCTGCCATAATAGCTTCTACGCTGCCAATATCTTTTCCGGAGGCATTCGGGCCGAGTAATGCTTTTGCTACTTGATCGATGTTGTCTGTTACTAGATCGGCTTTTTTACCGTTAGCATCTCTGCTAAACAAACCTTGGTATGGTGACCAAAGCATGTTTTGTTTTTTAGCAAGATATGCCATAGCAATTTGTTTGTTTACACCTTTCCACTTTGAACCTTGTGGAATTGTATGTGTATGGAATTTTGCTGCATTGGCTGCATTAGGAACAACCATAATATCTACCTGGTGTGCATGGTCGCCCATTGGCACTTTAACATGCACACTTGTACCAGATTGTGCTGTTTCTAATCCAGCCATGTCAAATGTTTGACGTAATTTTTTACGAATATCTTTATCAGGAGAATCTAACATATCATACTCTTGACGCAGTTGGTTTACATCTACAATCATATCCAAGTCTCCGCTGACTTTTCCTGGAGTAGGAGTTGCACCACTACCAATGGGAATCGCTTGTGCATTAACTTTTTGTAATACACCGTTGATAACTTTCATAATACCAGGAATCATTTCGTGATCAAATCCCACAGTACCGTCAAAGACATTACCGCCTTCATGCAAGTGCAGGTCTTCTTGTCTTAATCTTTTAATTCGGCTACCACGTCTGACTTTACGCTTATAATTCCCGCCCAGGATGTCTCGAATCTTCAACTTTAATAATCCCTCTTTTGAATTTACGAGGATCTTTTGTTCTAATACTGTTAATAAGTCGCTTATTTAAATCTGCAGCAGTTTCAACATCAAAAGTTTCATTAATTAATTCAATTAAATTAATTGCAGTTACTATTACTTGTTCAGCATTAGATTCGACAATTTGTTTCTTGTCTCGACGAGGAGACATTGAATTAATTTCTTCTAATATAGATCTCGTTTTTCTTTTCATAATAGTATTTATAAATATTGTTGCTGAAACATTAACGGATAGCACTTATGGCACTTTTGCATTTCCTGATTACGAACTTAGGATCCATTGCTAATAAGATAATGAAAACAACAGTGGTGGCGGGCAACACACAGGCTTACTTTTTTGGCTCATACAGGCTCAAACTTATTGACTCCTAAAGGCTAGGCCCGTTGTTCAAAATCATATATAGACTAGATAAGGTCAACGGCGTTATTGTTTCAGCAACTATTCCCTTCGTTTAAGTAAATTGTTTAATCTGTCTGCATTATTAACTGCAACAGTTGTTGATTGAGTAACTTGCTCTCCAGCTGGACTTACACTTGTTTGTTTATTTGATTTTAAACTTTGATAAATGCTGGCTACTTGTCCTTCTTCACCTTGTTCATCTTCATCCAAATCAGTAATACGAAGTGTATTCATGTCGTAACCTAAATCTAGTTTACTGCCAACACCACTACTTGAACGTGTTTTCATAAACTGTATTTGCACCCTACCACGCTCACGCATTGCACGGCTGCTAAAGATACCGATCAAGTTGTCTGCCGTATTAATCTTACTAATACCACCTGCAATGTGACTATGATCAAATTCAACTTCATCAACAGCACCACGGTTCAACTGTGATGCTGTAACAAATAATATATGTAACTCAGTTGCTAAGTTACGTAACTCTTCTGATACAAACTTGTCTTTGATAAACTGATCACTTGGGTTTACTTTTACTGTTACTGGCATCATCAAATCCAAGTAATCAACAAACAATGCATCAACTTTAATACCTTTTTGTATCTGGAATTCTTTTAAGTATGCTTTAATATCATTAACTGTACTGCCATTTGCCATTTGTATAATTTGCAAAATACCAGATTTTTTACTTGCCATTTTAACTTTGAGCTCAACGTCACTTGGATTTTTCATAACGTCTTTAGTACTCATATTAGTAAGCATAGCGTCTAGTCGCATACTACACAGTTCTTCACTAAGTTCTAAACTTACATAGACAACATTTTTACCTGCTAGTGCCCAGTTGAGTGCCATGTTCTGCATAAACAAACTCTTACCTGACCCCGAACCGCCTGCAAAGATGTTTAGTTCACCTGGGTTAAAGCCACCATACAGTACTTTGTCCAAGCTCTCCCAGCCTGTGCTGTTCTGACCTCTGTTGTCTTTAATAGTTTGAATACGTCCTGCAGGATCATCCCAATAATTAAGTCCAAAGTCTTTAGCAAGTCCGATACTAACAGCATCTTTAATTAGTTTTTCTACACTGCCATATTCGTTGCGCTCAAGTTTATCTGCACTAGCAAGGATTGCACCTTCTAATGCTTTGTGTCTACAAAACTTTTCATATTCGTCCATAAACCATTTTTTATGATCGTCTGTTACTTTATTGGTAATGTCATCAAACTGCTGACTTGTTTTTGCAGCAATTTGTTCGTGTGTAGGCAAGTCGCCATAGCCGTCTACGTGCTGTTGTATAAAGTCCATAACAGGCTGAAATTTGCGAGCAAAGTATTTGCTGTTAGTAATAGCATTACATCTCACAAACAAATCTTTCTCAGCAAGCAAAAACTCAATATAAAGTTTTTGTAAATCCTCTGTATATTCTTCACTCATTTAATTTCGCCTGTTAGCTTCTTAGCAATATATTCGTCACGGGTATATACCATACGCCAGTCTTTGCTTTTACGTGGCACTGCACCATTCATATCCATAGTTATAACGTACTCGTAGTAATGTGTCAACCAAATACGATCATTGGTAATATCGCTACGCTTTGGTAACCATGCAAACTTTTTAATCCATTCGCTTTGTAAATTTGTGTGTGCACTTATGTGTTTCACTCTTTTATAAAAATCCTCGTCTCTAATATTGTAATCATCTACAATAGGATTTAGCAAGTAACTGGATCTTTGTTGAGTTGTTCTCGGTACTTTCAATTATACTCCTTACTGTAAATAGTCTACCGTATTTTTGCACTGCATCGCCAGCGTCTTTACATCCCTCCCAAGGAGGAAAACTTACACTCCAGCCACGCTTGAGTGCTGCCTTAACTAATTCATTACCAGCTTTATCAGCGTCTGGTACTACAATAACTTCTGTTTTTAAACTATCAACTACATCACACTGTGTCATACTAGGTGTGTTGCCTTGCATTGCAACACCGCCAGTAACAAGTGCATCAAATTGACTTTCAGTGACTATGGTGTACTTATGATTAGCCTGTGCATCAACATTGTATACAAAATGCTTGGGACTCTTCAAGTAATACTTGGGTGTTTCTTTATTTGGTGTCTTTCCAACCCAACGTGCAGTATATCCTACAATTCTTTCTTCATAGTAGAATGGTAATATTATACGGTTACTGAAATGTTTAAACGGGCTCCAGTGCCAGTCATTATAAAAACTTAATCCACGTTCTTGAACATACTCACATGCTGATATAAACTTATCCAGTTCTTGATCAGTTAATACACTAGTGTTAACTTCTGACAACCTTTTACTGTCTGGAGGCAGTGGTTCTTCATGCCAGTTTATTTTTACTTCACGTGGTGTATCTTGTTTAATAAACTGGCCTGCAATGTCAGCTTCTTCTTGCTCTTTAAGCAATTCAAAATTGATACGTTGTATTTGTGCAGTATCAGCGCCAAACTGTACAAGTAATTCTTGTAGTCTACCATTTATTTTTCTACCAGGCGACCAACCAGTTTTAAATCCACAGTTAAAACAATTGTATTGTACTTTGTCATCAGTAAACATAAGCCCGCCACGTTTACGGGTATCAGCACGGTGCCCACGTGTGACACACATTGGACAGTTTCCACTGACCCATCCACTAGGTGTATGCTTCCAACCGCCAGGCAAAGTCTGACGAACAAAATCTAAAACTAACATATAGCTATATTACGCTCTATATAGGATTTTGTCAAGTGTTCCTGTGTTTCCAACATCAGCTACATAGCGGAAACGAACCCACATAAACATGCCATCCCATGTAAACGGAACAACACCTGATGCACCTGTAAATGTCCAATAGTTGTTTGAGTTTTCTGGATCAAGTTGTATTTCAAACCAATCACGTTCTGCTGGCTGTAAATCCAGTGTTCCTTCTGCATATAGTTTTCCACTAAAATTAGTAACATATACTGCGGCAGTATTTGTGCCATCACTGTTAAGAGTTTGTGCAGTACTTGCTAATTTTGATCCAACATTTCCAGGGTTAGTAAACTGGCTTTCTTCTAAACTTTGCTCAATTTGTAGTCCAGGAGCAATTTTAATTTCAAGAGTATAGTTTATTTGAAATTGAACAGTGTTACTTGTTAATCCAAATTCATTGCCTTCACTATCAGTATAAGTAATAGTTAGATCGTAAAGACCAGCAGACAAGTTATCTACGTCTGTTTTAGTTAAACGGAGTAATAAAGTACTGTTATTGTAATCAAAGAAAGATAAGTTTTTTGTGACACGAACTATATTATCTGAGCGTGAAACAATTCGAGCTGTAAATGTTTTGTTTACTAAGCTAACTGCTTTACGAGTTTCGCTGATTACATAAAACAAAATATCGGTATCGATACCGGTATACACAACAAAAGGATTGTAGTTATTTGATGTGCCATAATAGTTTGTACCAGTTCGAATTGGCAAAACGCTAGAATTCGTGCCGCTACGATTGGGTATTGTAAATTGAGCTTTTTGATTAAAGCTATATGATGTACCTTGATATGCCATTAGATAATTTCTCCACTAGTATTTATTTCGATAAGTAATAATAGGATGACACATATACCACAAAAATATCAGAAACTGCTGGAAAATTTTCCATTTCTAACACTTATTTCGTATGGCGGTAATGAATATGTTGGCATTATGCAAAATCTTGACCAACAAATGGCAAGTATGTATTGCTTTGAAAACATTAAAAACGCTAACGATAAAAGAGATTTTTTAGATCTAGGTGAAGAATGGTGGTGGGGAACAAATCGAATGATCCCTATCAACATTATTTTTAAAAGCCGCTGGGAAAAATTTAGGCCCACGTTAGTTACTTTCAGTCTTAAAGACTTTGAAGTAATACATGGGCCAACTATTAGTTTAAGTAATATAATTCAAAAACGTGTTAAAAGAAGAAATATACAACTAGTTAGAAAAGTTAACTAGTTCTAAGTGTAGTATTCTTTTGCGGGTCAATTGTTCGTAAACGTCTGGCTGTTGTTTTTTCGGCTGCATGTAACAATAACCCACGCCTAATTTTATCACTGTGATTTGGCATAGTGCTATGAAGAACTCTTGGGTGCCAACACACAAAACTTCCTTTTGGTCCTTGATGTTGTTTATAATTATCCATAAAGAACAAGTCAAATACGCTCTTGTCTGCATACAAGTTTTGATAATAATCATATATGTATTTGTGTGACCCTGGAACATATCCTGTTGCACCATTGTCTGGTTCAAAGTCACAAAGCATTACCATAAATTGTAATCCCAACAGACCTTCTGTATACTTAAACTCTTTGAATCGATAAGGTGTATCAATATGTGGACGTACAAAATTCATACCTGGATGTAGTACAATAAAGTCACACATATACCATTCCCAATTGCCGGCACCAAATGCAGTATCTGCACACTTACCCAATTCAGGTTTGATTATATTATTAATAAAATGATTTTCTTTTGGTTCATCTGTCCAATAGTAAGCCCAGTCAATTTTATCTACTTCTTCTGTGGGCATTTCCTTGATTGTTTCCCAACCGTACCATTTCATATTTTTATCATGGCCACGCTCTGGTGGAAATGTTTCTGCATAAGTGTTTAATTCTTCAATACACTCAGGATCAAATCTGGCTTCCCACATTGTAAATCCATTGTCATTGATTTCTTCTAAAAATTTTTGTTCATTCATATTAATATCCTAATTTTTCACAAATCAAGTTCATATGCACTACACAAGCCATTGCATACGAAAATGCGTGTGCTTTTTTAAAGTAGTAACTGCCATTTTCTGGTTTAGTCCACACCTCACGATTTATACGGTCCCAGTCCACGTCTTTTGCCAGGTATCTTTTTGATGGACGAATAATAGCTAACACCGAGGCGAGTTGTTCTATACTGGATGGTTCTAGTGTACTTACGAGTTCCTCGTTTCCGCTTAAATGGAAAACTTGAGAGGTAAACTCTGAATGCTTTAGTAGTTCCCATATCGGTTCTCTTTCCATGAGTTCTTTTAAATGTGCTTCGCTTTTTATATCTTTATATATGCTTACATTGAGCATATCTAATTTAAAATATCCAGCATCGTCTGCTGCTTTGTGATCTAATGTACACAAGCCTTTAAAAGGATCCGTTGGTACTCTATGAAAGTACACACCTGTATTGTGTTTACGATCTTTTAAACGTGCAGGCACGTGCTTTAGTTTTTTTAATACTGTATCTCTATCAGCAAAGTCTATATCAATATCTGGCATTACTCAAGTATCCACATTTTTGAGCAGTAGTAACATACTGCTTTTGGTTTTTGTTTAGTTACTAATATACTAAACAACGGGTGTGAATCATCATCACAATACCCTTGCCATGGTTCGTCTAAATACACTTTTTCTTTTTTTGCGACTAGTTTTTCAACTTCTTTATGTTTGGCTTCACGTTCCTGGTCAGTTAAATTATATTTTTTACGTTTAAGCATCAACAGGTTCTCCATCAATTATATGTCTTACCCATGCTGCATCTTGCGGTGCTTGTTGTGTTTTTTTGCCCCAGTGGCCTGCATCAATTGCATTGGCTACTCTGTTAAAACATTCTTCGTTCATTGCATTTAATGCAACTTGTGCACGAGTGCTACAAATAACTATCCATGGACTTATTTTGCCAGACTCCACCCAGTCTGCAATTACATATCCACCTGCACTTTCCCAGAATGTGTCAAAGTAAGACGTCTTACTTGCATGTTCTACAAAACGTTCTAATGCTCTATCCACTGTTTCTTTTTTAACATGATCTCGTACAAATAACATATACATACGATCAGTTGGCCAATCTTTAAGTTTTGCTTGTTTACGTACTAGCCAACGAGTGTATGCTTCTGTGTCAATGACACGAGTATTAATGCAGTAACTTCCATATTTAACAAATGCGCTGAAAAACTGACTGTCTACAAAATCCTTATATTCCTTAGGCTTATGCTGCATACTTAATCTGTAAAACAAATCAAATGCTGCAAAACCAGCTATTGTTTCAGGAAATTCTTTTGCAAGCCAACGGCGTTTTTTCTCACACGTGTGAGCAAGTAATGTACTTTCACGTTTGAAATCCTTTCCGCAATACTCACATTTCATTTTACAATCTCTTTAATCTCTTTTTTGGTCATTCCTTGTTGTTCCATAATATCAACAAATGAGTCTTTTCCATTTGTTTCTACTAACAACTCAAGTTCTTCATCACTGTATTCAGGATATTGTTCAGATAACCAATTCATAAACTTGTTTTTTATAACACCTTTACCAGGAGGAAGCCAAGGATGAAACTCATTACGACCACTGCCTGCAAGTTGTAACAGATAGTGCTGTAATTGTGGATGATGACGTAGCGTATTAAAGTTTAAATTAGTAAACTCATTTACTAACATTAGGTATTGTGCTGCATTTACACCGTTAACACTACTAGCATAACGCATTTGTACCCACAGTTGCTTGTCATATTTTTTACGTTCATCCTCAGACAAACTCTTGTACCAGCTTCTATCTCTGGTATCAA